ATTATTAATATCAAGAGATGAAGTTGAAAGTAAAGCTTTTGAAGTAGCTAGAACCATTAGAGATAAACTACTAACAGTACCTGAGAGATTATCAAATGAATTAGCTTCTATAGATGATACACACATGATTAAAGAGTTATTATATAAAGAATTTAAAATACTTTTAGATGGTTTTAGTGAGGAAGCTTTTAATGTCAATTAATCCACTTATAAAAGGTGTTCAAAATGGTTTCAAACCTGACCCTAGATTTACAGTTAGTGAATGGTCAGATACCTATAGAATATTAACAAGTGAAGCTAGTGCTGAAGCTGGTAAGTGGAGAACAGATAGAACACCTTATCTAAGAGAGATTATGGATGAAATGTCCCCCACAAGCCCCACTCAACAAGTAAAGGTTATAAAAGGAACTCAATTAGGGTTTTCGTCTATCGCTGATAATATAGCTATGTGTTATTTAGATTTTTATCCATGTCCTATTTTATATATCTTACCTACTGAAACATTAGCTAAAGGTACAAGTAAACGACGTATTACACCATCTTTAAGAGCTATTCCACATCTAGCTAATAAGATAGTTGGTGGTAAAAGTAAAGATGATATTGGAGAAATTTTTTCAAAAGCTGTAGCTGGTGGTAACTTAACTTTCGGCTGGTCAAATAGTACCTCATCGTTTAGATCTTTTTCAGCACGTGTTGTTATTTTAGATGATTGTGATGGTTTCGGTACGTTTGGTGAGGGTGATGTTATGGAGCTTGGTAAAGCTAGAGCTGATGCTTTTTCCAATAAGAAGATTTACATCAACTCAACCCCAACTATAGCTGGTGTATCAAACATAGCACAAGAGTTTGAAGATAGTGATCAAAGAGAATATGAAATGCCATGTCCTAGTTGTGGTAAATTTTTACCTTTTCAATGGGAATATATGCACTATGAAACGGATACTAAAGGTAATTTAAAAGGTGATGTTAAATGTGGTTGCCCGCATTGCGGATCACTAATAGAAGAATATCAAAAAACTAAGATGATGTTAAATGGTGTTTGGATAGCTCGTAATCCTGAACACATACATAAGGGTTATAGATTATCATCTTTTTATAGCCCTCTTGGATGGTTAGGATGGAATGAAATAGCTATAGAGTTTATAAAAGCTCACAAACTAATGCTAACAGGCGATGCTAGACTTATGCAAGTTTGGCAAAATACTCGTAATGCTAAAGTGTGGGAACAAGATTTAGATGGTGTTGATATTCCAAATGCTCATGATAGAGTGGAAGACTATGGTTGTGAAATACCTAATGATGTATATGTATTAACCGCTGGTATAGATACGCAAGATGATAGATTTGAAATAGAGGTTTTAGGTCACTGTAGGAATGGTGAAACAAAAAGTATAGACTATAAAGTCATAGCAGGTGATCCTCAATTTTCAGAAACTTTAACACAATTAGATAATTATTTAGAAACAACTTTCACTAGATGTGATGGTACAAAAATGAAAATAATAGGTAAGTGTTTAGATACAGGTGGTCATAGAACTAAAGCTATGTATGAGTATTGTAAACAACGTACTTCACAAAATATATTCGCTATTAAAGGTTCAAGTAATCGTAATGCCCCTATAACAAATAAAACATATCAAAATATGATACCAAACGAATTAACATTATTCAGTATTGGTGTAAATAATATAAAAGATGATTTTTTTGCTAACTTAGAGATAACTACAGAGGGTGCAAATTATTGTCATTTTCCAAATAAACCTGTTTACAATGATAAGTATTTTAAAATGCTAACTGCTGAAAAAAGAAATGAAAAAAATGAATATGTTAAAGTTAGGTTGAGAAATGAAGCTTTAGATTGTAGAATATATGCTTTAGCAGCTTTACATATATTAGAAATTAATGTAAACCATCTACCTAGACCTATAATTTATATCGGACATAGTGATAATATAACTACAAATCAACAGCAAAAAACAGTAAATATCACAACAACTTCTAACTATCTTGATGAATTTTAATAATTTATGTTATACTTTCACATAATTAAACAGATAATGGAGCATTTATCATGGCTGTAACACTAAAAACATGGGGTACACAACTTCAAGAAGTGCAAACTGCAATAAGTGCTGTATTATTAAGTCAAAGTTATGATATTAATGGTAGAAGTGTAACTAAAGCTGATTTAGAGTGGTTACATAAGCGTGAAGATTATCTATCACAAAAACTAACAACTGAGGGTGATGTTGTAGCTGGTCAAACACTTACTCGTGGATCAGCCTTGATTGAATTTGGTGATAGTTAATGAGTATTTTAAACTATGTAAAATCTAAATTTAGAGGTTTTTATGAGGGTGGTAAAATAACTGCAGCTAATAAAGACTTTTGGAATGGTGTTAGTGATTTTGAAACTACAGCAACACCTGATAGAGATAGACTAAGAGCTAGAGCTAGATGGTTATCAGCTAACAATGCAATAATGGATAATATTGATAATGCTATAATTAACAATGTAATCGGTACAGGAATTACATTACAATCTATAACTGGTAAGAACAAGTTTGATACTGATGTAGAAAGTCGTTTTAAACGATGGTCAAATGATCCTAAGTTATGTGATGCTTCAAGTAGATTTACATTTAGCACTCTACAAAGAATGTTATTAAAATCTCGTATGGTTGATGGCGAAATATTCATTTATAAACGCATAACAAAAGATGGTTTACAACTACAGTTAATAGAAGCTGATAGTATGGATAGTGGTCGTCAAGATGGTGGTGTAGAAATTGATGAAGCTGGTAAACCTATTAATTATCACTTTATAGATAAAAATAACAAACCTTTTATTATAAGTTCTGAACATATTATAAATTATCACTTTGCTGAACGCCCAACACAATATAGAGGTATTAGTGAATATAAACAGGCTATTTTAGATATTAAAAACTTTTCAGCTTTTCAAACAGCTTCTATACAAGGTGCTAGAGCTAGAGCTAATATTGCTTATGCCGTTAAACAAAGTGGAAATACAAATAACTTTGGTGGTGATATTCAAAATAAAATACAAACAATAAATGGTGTTAGTGTTTTATATATGGAACGTGGTGAAGATATTACAAAACTAGACCCAGATAGTGTCGCTACAGATTATGTTCAATTTAGTGAAAATACAATTCGTTTAATAGCTACAGCTCGTAAAGTATCTTATGAGTTAGCTTTTAGAGATTATTCTAAAGTAAATTTCGCATCATCAAGAGCCTCCCTATTACAAGATTTCAAACGTTTTGATTTTGAACAAACACATTTAGTTGATTATATACTTAATGATATTTTTAAAACTTGGTTAGAAGTTGAGATTTATGCAGGTAATATAAAAGCTTCTGGGTATGATAAATCACCTGAAAAATGGGTAATGCCTAAATGGATTATGCCTAAAAGAGATTTGGTTGATCCTCTTAAAGAAGTTACAGCTCTTGAAAAGAAAATTAAACTAAACATGACTACTGAAACCGATGTGGCAAATTCTTCTGGTGAAGACTATGAAAATATATTACGTGTTAAAGCTCGTGAAATAGAGTTAAAAAAACAGTATGGTGTTCCCGATTACACATTATTGGAGGATGAAAACTCTAGTAATGATGTAACATCAGATGGTAAACCTAATTTTGATGAGAATATAACAGGTGCTGAAAGTGCTGCATCTGATAACAACAAAGGAGGTAGTAAAAATGCCTAAACATTTACAAAAACGTTATGACAAGCTTTTAAAAATGGCAAATAGAACTGTTGAAGAACAGTTAGAGTTTTATAAACTAGATGCTTTAAAAGATAACTTAACAATGAAACGTGAAGCTCTTAAACATACTACACAATCTCGTGGTATTACAGTAGCTGTTAATCGTGTTGAAGATAATAGCAACACTCTATCTTTTGTATTCATCAGTGATGATAATGCAGGTAAACGCTTCGATTGGGGTTCTGGAGAGTATTACGATGAACTATTAGATGTAAATGGAGCATCAGTAGAACATTTAAATACTTTTTTTAAAGATCACGAACGTAGTGTAGATAGTGCTGTAGGTAAAATCTCAAATGTGAGAGTTGAAAATGGTATGTTAGTTGGTGAGGTAACCTTTGGTAGTGATGAACAATCACAACGTATTTATAGTAAATATGCAGAGGGTATTTTAACAGATGTTTCAGTGGGTTACGAAATTCGTGATTATAAAGTGGAACAAGGTGCTGAGAATGAACGGGATAGAGTAACCGTTACCGACTTTGAGATTTTTGAAGTATCGGCTGTTGGAATTGGTTTTGATAGCGGTGCTAAGAAGCGCTCGGATGATGAAAATGGGAGTTCTGAAATGAATGAAGAAATGAAACAACGCCTATTAGCACTTGAAGCTATGGCAAAACGTACAGCGGAGGAAACTGCTGAAATGAGTAAACTACAAGCTTCTCGACAAGCTGAAGTAGATGCTGAGAGAGAACGTTCTAAAAAACTTGAAGCTGAGCTTGAAGATATGAAACGTGATAAAGAGTGTTACACTATTGTTGCAAAACATGGTGAAGTTGCTGAAAAACTTTATCGTGATAACAACACAATATCTCCTGATAAACTTAGAGCTTTAATTTTAGATGCAAGTGTAGAAAACACTCCACCTATGTCTCAAGGTAATTCAGATACAAACACTAGATCCGCTATGATTAATGCTATGATTGATGGTTTAGCTCTTAGAGTTGGTGCAAAAATAGAAACACCTCATGTAAACGCTGAAAATTATCGTCATGCTAAACTTATTGATATTGCTGGAGATTTAACAGCAGCTAATGGTGAACGTGGTGTTGGTTATTTAAGCCCTAATGTACTTGCTGAAAGAGCTTTAGTATCTGGCGATTTTCCTTTACTTTTACAATCAGTTGGTTCAAGAGTATTAACTTCTGAATTTGAAGCACAAACTGCAACATTTAAAGCTTGGATTAAAGAAGTTGATGTTCCTGACTTTAGAGTTATGACTGATGTTACATCTACTGTTGGTGGTGGACGTTTAGATAAAACACTTGAAAATGGTGATTATAAAGAACTTTCAGCTACAGAAAAAGCTGAAACTTGGAAAATTGAAAGCTTCGGTAACAAATTTGTACTTACACGTGAAATGATTATCAATGATGATTTAGGTGCTTTTACAAACCTTTTAGCTACTTTTGGTAGAATGGCTTTAGCTACAGCTAATGGTATCGCTTATGACCTCTTACAAGGTAAGAATGATTATTCCTCTTACAAAATGGCTGATGGTTCTGGTGTATTCATTGCAGCTCGTAATAATAGTTCTACAGCTGCTCTATCACCTGAAGCAATTTCTGCTGGACGTCTTGCTATGGCAAAACATAAAAGTAATGATGGTGAAACACCATTAAATATTCGCCCTAAATACTTAATTGTACCACCAGCACTTGAAGAAACTGCTCGTGAAATTTTAGGAGCTACTAACAAAATCTCTCCTGATGCAAACACAGGTGAAATTAACGTACATCAAAACTCTTTAGAGCTTATTGTAGATGCTGAACTTACTTCTGATACAACTTGGTTCTTAATGGCTGATACACGTACTGTTAAGATGGGTTATTTAGCTGGTACGGGTAGAAGTCCGGTAGTTAAAATGAATGATAGTACATTATCTCGTACAACTTTTGAGGGTGTATTTGATATTGGTGTTATGGTTGAAGATTATAAAGGTCTTTATAGAGGTAATGTGTAGAGCTTAACAGCTTTACACTATTTAAAAAATAGGATAAGATTATGAGAAAAGTTTTTGATGGTTTCGTTTTAATTATGGCGGCTACATTTGATACTGAAGTTGGGGATATAGTTGAGTTTGAAAACTCTATTGGTATTGCTCAAACTTCTGGTAACACAGGTGAAAAAATTTCAGTGGATACAGTTGGTGTTTATCAAATTTTATGTAATGGTTCAGATACTGTAAATGTTGGTTCAGAATTATATTACAATTCTACGGATGAAGAAGTAACTACAGCTAGTGATAGTGTAGGTGATGGTACAGGTACTAAATATCCTAGAGCCGGTATAGCTTGGAGTATTCCAGTATTTAATGGTGAAGACCACATTGTAGATGTTAAAATAGGTTAGGTTGTGTTATGACTTTAGATGAGCAAATGTTATTGGATGTTGAAAATATTTTTTTATCGGATATGACACATACGGCTATCTATAAGTCTAACCAAATAAAAGTACAATTTTTCAAAGAAAGCTTAGATAAAATGGATACACAGTATGACCTTTGTTGGGTAGCCTACACAGATGTTCCAAATATAGCCATAAATGACTTATTAGAAATAGACAATATTAACTATGGTGTTGTTGATTTCACAATAGATGAGTTTAAACATGGTGTAAATTTATTTTTAAGTAAGGTTTAAAAAAATGACTAAAGAAACTGTAACAGAACTTGAAATTATTGATACATTAACTACAGTTGCTAAAGAAGCTGGTGAAGTTTCAGCTAGAGTTATTGTAGTTGGGCGAACAGCTCATTTAAATTCTATATCAAGAACTGTAAAATTTGCATTAGTCACTTCAATAAATAATGAGAATGTACTTAATGAATTAATAAGTAATAGTGTTGAAAATGATAGAATTTTTGAATTTGCAGGGTCGGAAACAAACCTACAAGGTGATTTAGAAATTGACTATTTATTTTTTGATGCTGTTATTTATGCAAAATTAGGAGCTTAATATGAGCGCAAAAACAAAGTATTACAACACAGGTGGTGGTGAGTTATTTTTCACTCCAATTGAAAATGGTGTTTTAGGTGTTGAAGCACCTTTTGGACAAACTGAGAATGTTTCATTTTCATCAACTGTAGAAACTATCACACATGATAACACAGAGGGTAATGTTACATTTGAAGATATGAACTTACTAAGTAAAATTACTGGTAAAATTACTGTAGATAGTATTGAAATTTCACCAGAAATGCTAACAAAAGCTTTTCTCGGAACTCGATATGTTACTTCAGTAAGTGCTAGTACTGGTGTCACAGTACCTGTAACTATTTCAAATTTAGATGTGAACACTTATATTGGTGTTAAACAAGTATCAAATGTTACAGTAACTGATGATGGTGATGTAACTACTTATGTAGAGGGTGTTGATTTCACACTAGACCTCACAAATGGTATGATTACAGCTCTATCTACTGGTTCAATCTTAGCTGATGATATTTTACACGTTACTTATGATAATGCTGCATATAATGATATTCGTGTTGAAGCATTTATGGAGAGTAAATTAGAGGGTGTTCTACGTTTCGTAGGTCGTTCAGCATCTGGTTTAAATTATACATATACTTTCCACAAAGTATCATTATTAGCTTCTGGTGATTTTGCACTTAAATCTGCTACAGAGTTTGCTAAGATTTCTTTTGAGGGTTCAATGCTTGTATCTGATTTAATCAATGCTACAGGTGTTTCAAAACTGTTCAAAATAGAAACTTCTGAGTTATCTTAGTAATTTTATAGACTTCTCACTTTTGTGAGGGGTTTATTAAATTTATTAAAAAGGTTTTTTATGTTTCCAACAACTAAAATGATAAAATTTGAAGATAGTACATCAATATTGTGTATGGATCTTACTTATGGTTTCATACTTAGCGTTAGAGATGGTACAATTGATGATAGTAAAGAGAATGTCATAGTAGATGGTACAGATTTAAGCATTGAAGATGTATTAAAGCTACGTTCACATAAGATCGAAGCTATATACAGTGCTATTATGCAATTAACTTACCCTCACTTATATAATGAAGATGGGACTTTAAAAGATTTATCAGATGTTGAGAGTGATGATGATAAAAAAAAAGTTTAAAATATCTAGGTGCTAGGTTACTTAGAAATGGGCACACAAATCTATTAAAATATAGAATAAACTTCTTTTATATATCTTTAGAGGAGATTAGTGATAGTATTGAAGATATAATTAGATATAATTCATTAGCACATAGAGTTTCTAAATTAGATCCATCAGACTATGAAAAATTTATGAACACTTCAGCTAATGATAAAACTTCAAAGAAAACTGTAACAGTTGATCATGAAGCACAAATGAAACAGTTTATGGAGGATTAATAGTATGGGTAATAAAGAACAAAAGATTGTAATCGATATACAGGCTCAAACTAGAAAAGCCGAAGCTGACATAAAACGTCTTAATCGTGAAATAAGCAATTTAAAAAAAGCCGATAAACAATTTTCAAAAACTTCAAAATCTGTAAATCAAATGACACGATCTTTTGCACAACTTACAGTTCATGTTGCAAAACTCGCAGCTATTTATGGTACATTTCAAGGTCTTACAAGTGTTATAACAACTTTTGCTGAATTTGAAGCATCTATAACACGTCTTGGGGTTATATCTGGGGCTACTAAAGATGAGTTAGAGGTTCTTAGAAGTAAAGCTGAACAGTTGGGTGAAAGTACTGTTTATTCAGCCTCACAAGTAGCTGACGGTATGAATGCTCTTGCTATGGCTGGTTTATCAGCTCAAGAACAATTAGCATCTATTGAGGGAGTTCTAAATCTAGGTATCATAGGTATGTTAGATTTAAACACTTCAGCTTTAATTACTGTAAGAACTATGAACGCTTTTGGTAAAAGCGCTAAAGATGTTGGTAATATTACAGACACAATGTCAGTAGCTGCTACAGATAGTGCACAAAGTGTAGAACAGCTTGGTAATGCTTATGAAAAAGTTGGATCAGTCGCTAATGCTTTTGGTGTATCTTTATATGACACAACAGCTGCTTTAGAAGTTATGGCTGATGCTGGTCGTGTTGGTTCAGAAGCTGGTACACAGTTAAAAATTGTTATGTCACGTTTTGCTGGAAATAAAGAAGCAGCTAAGTATTTAAAAGAGCTTGGTGTTTCAATGTATGACACTACAGGTAATATTAAACCATTCAAACAACAACTAACAGAATTAAATGATAAATTAAAAGGTCTTAGTGAAGAAGCTAGAAATGTAAAACTTGGTGAAATTGCTGGTGAAGAGGGTAAAGCATCTTTAATTGTCTTAATGAATGGTTTAGATAAAATGGATGAGAAAGTTAAAAAGCTTAAAAATTCATTCAATAGTGCTAGTGAAAATGCTAGAGCTATGCAAGATAATTTAATTGGTAGTTATAAACAGTTAAAGGCAGCCTTAGAGGGTTTAGCTATTAAGATAGGTACAAGTTTAAGTCCAGCACTTAGACATATCATAGATGATGCTACAAAGTTCATATCAGAGCTTGATGAAGCTGAAATATCAAAGTTTGGTGATGATATAGCAAATCTAATAACACTATTAGGGGAACTTGGAAAAGTTTTCATATCTGTAACTGGTTTCGTAACACAAGGTTTAGCTCAATTTAGAGAATTGACTGGAGTAAGTGGTGGTGTTGTAGTAGCTGTAGGATTACTTATAAGCAAGTTAGTTAAAGCTAAAACAGGAATGTTTGGTTTTACAAGTAGTCTTATAGCTGCAAACCCTGTTTTATCTGGGTTAGCTGTTACAATAGGTGTTGTTACAGTAGCACTAGAACAATATCGATCTGAGGTTGAAGCTACAACTAATGCTACAGATAATTTTAAAACATTAACTAAAGAGTTCGGAACAGCTTTAGAAGATGTTATGAATAGTGCTGAAAATATTACAACACCAGAAGCTTTAAAAGCTTATATAAATTATTTAAATAGTGGTTTTGATGATATTAAACGTCAAATACAAGACTATAACAAACTTATAGATAATTTAAGTAGTGGTTGGGTTAGTTCTGATGATGAACAACAAATTCAAAGTTATAAAAATGCAATAGCAGAATTAAATACAAAGTTGATGTTAATTAATAAATCTAAAGAGATTTTAACTAAACGTGGAAATGAACTTACAAATCAACTACTAGAAGAAGCAGAAGCTGCTAAAAAAGCTAAAAGAGAAGCTGATAGATTAGCTTCATCAACAATGGAACTTACAAAAGCTAATAAAAAAGTTGTAGAGGCTTCTATAAAAACTTTAACTTCTCGTAAAAATGCACAAGAGAAAACATTAGGTACAATGTTAGCTAAAGAGAAAAAATATGTAAAAGATATTGAAAAATTAGAACAACAAAAGTTAGATATTCATAAAAAATATTCAGATGATCGTGTAAAACTAGAACAATCTTATGAGGATAAATCATTTAATGTAAATCAGAAAACAGTCAATGATTATAAAGCTTATAAAAACGAACAAGCAAGAGCTGATAAAATGCTTTCTAATTATAAAAAAGCATTAGATAAAGGTAATTATGAAGAAGCTAAGAGATATTTAGATAGTTATGATAGTTTAATAAGTGTTAGTGCTGGAAATGAAATAAAAGTCGATGAAAAGGTATATTTAACTAAGAAACAAACAGCTGCTGAATTTGACAAAGATTATAAAGCATCTTTAAAAGGTAGATTAGAACTATCTAAAATAGCCGAACAACAAGAGATAGATGCTATAAATGATAAATTAGAAGCTCGTAAACAAGATTTATCTTATCAAAAAGTGCAAATAGAGTTGCAAAAAGATATGTTAAAACTCTTAAATGAAATGGTAGCAGAACTAACAGGTGTAAAATTAGATATATCTTTTGATGCTGTTAATGCTAAGGTTGCAGATTTAGATAATGATATTACAAACCTCACTTCTAAGCAAAGAAAACTTAAAATAGATTATGAAACTTCTGATTTATCTAAACAAGTAGATGAAGATACTAAAAAAGCCGATAACAAAGCCGTGGTAGATGTTGATGCTGATACTAAAAAGAGTGAGCGTAAGTTTAAAACTTTTAAACATAGTGTAGAGGGTACTCCTGTAGATGTAGATTTAGGTGTAGATACTACAGATGCTGATAGTAAGTTTAAAACTTTTAAACATAGTGTAGAGAGTACTCCCTTAGATGCTAAAGCTGATTTAGATATAACACAAGCCCTAGCTAAAGATAAAACTTTAAATGCTGCAATATCTAAGCCTATTAGAAAAACTATATACCTTGATTATGTGGAAACTACACAACGACATAAACTTGGTGGGATAATAGCACCAACACCAAAACTACCTCGTTTTCAAGATGGGGGACACCTTGATAATGGTATAGGACATACTACTAAGAGTGGTAAATTGCAAGGTTACGGTGGAGGTGATAAGGTTAAAGCCCTACTTGAAGCTGGTGAGTTTATTATTAGAAAAGAAGCAGTTAGAAGTTTAGGATTAGATAGATTACATCAAATAAATCAAGGTATGTTACCTCGCTTTAAAGATGGTGGTTTAATCGGAGATACAACACAAACTACATCTAAAGTAACTTCTCAAAGTTCTCGTAGGAAAGTTGATTTAAACTTAAATTTAGGTGGTGGGACTTTCCCTATGGTAGCTGATGAAGATATTATAAATGCCCTAGAAAGATATACACGTGAAAACTTGTGATATAATATGATATTAGGAATTTAAAATGAAAATAACTCATATTGGTAATATTGAATTAACCTACCCATTATGGTGGGAGGATTTTAATAAATCAGACACATTTTTCTCATCTACTGAAACTACAATAACAGGTGGTACGATAGTTTGGAATACAGTTAGAGATAATAGTGGGAAAAGTGTAACTCTTAATAGTAGAGGTGATGGTTGGCAAAAAATAAGTGTCAAAGATGCTATAATATCTTTAGCTAATTCAACAAACACCTCAACAACTATAACACTTTCAGATAATACTATTATAAATGTTAGATTTAAACACGAATTATCAAATGGTGCTTTAGAGTTTGAGAGATTGTTTGATGCTAATTTAGTTGATTATTACAAGTGTAAAATATACTTAGCGAGGGTTTAAGATGGCTTTAATATATAGAATACCAAAAGGATTACCATTAACTTATGAGGAGGGTGATGCAAACTTATTGTATTTAGATAAAATGCAAGTTATTTCCATAACATCACCAACCTCTACAGATGATATATCTAAAGGTTTTGAGGTTGATAAGTCTATATGGATAGACAAAACGACAGGTAAAGAGTATTTTTGTACTGATAACACATTAGATAACGCTGTATGGGAGGAAAAACTAATACCAGTAGAAGTACCTCCAACTAATCCATATTGGAGTTACACAACTATGTATATTTCAGAGGGTGTTCCAACTTTAAACATATATACAGAGTATTATATAGATAGTACAAATATTACTGAAGCTAATTTACCATCAGCTGATAATTATGATAGATTTAAAATTATTGATTATAAAGGTATATTTGATGTGAACAATTTAACTTTACTATATGATGGTATAAACACTATTATGGGTTTAGATGAAGATTTAATTTTAGACGTTAAAAATGCAAGTATCGAACTTGTTCATATAAATGGTGATTGGAGATTAGTATGAGTTTATTAACAGATTTTAGTGGTGGTGGTTCGGGTGGTTATGCAATAGCTGAGTGGGGTGAATACGATAATACTAAATACATGGAAGTGGATCAAACATCTATTATAAAACCTACTCTGATTGGTGAATGGACTTATAAATCACCTATGCCAGTAGCAGCAGATAGTGTAAGTGCTGTAGCTATTTCATCTGATGATTATTTAGTATTAATTGATGGTACTATGTATAGATATACACCATCTGTAGATACATTTACTGAAGATACAAACTACACATTAACTCATCATCATGGAACTCACATGGTTGTTTACAATGATGGTGTTGGTGATTTTGTTTATATATTTGGAGGATATGGAGCAGATAATGTAGCACTTGATTTATATTCAGTATTTGATGTTACAAATGGAACATACACTGACAATGGGTCAATGTTATTAGGTACTTTAGTTAGATCAAGTGCTTGTATGTCTGTTAGTGAGGGTGGATCTTTTATTTATATTTATGGTGGATTAATTAATGATGTTATATCAGGTAGTTTATGGGCTTATGATATTGTTGAGAATACTTTTTCCGAAATAACAGGTGGTGAAGTTTCTATAATAATATCACCTAGATTTAATCACTTCATTACAATATATAATGACATTCTTTATATATTTGGTGGGGTGGATGATCAATCAATAGCTGTAAATACTGTTTTAAAATTCGATACTAATAATTTAGCATTATTACCTAATGCTAAAAGTGGTGGTATATCTGGTAATATTATTGGTGGGTTTGTAGATTTTGGATGGGTTAGTATTGTATCTGATGGCGGTGTTAATTTTGGATATGATATTAATTCTGAAATATTTTATAAACGGTCAAATGCTTTTTATGATGTATCAGCTTTAGAAACTCCTTATAAAACAATTTTCAACTCTTTTTATACTGGATCGAGTAGATATGGTTATGTTTTTGGCGGTAGGGATGGTTTAAATACAACAGATAATGTTAGACAATTTGATAATTATGCTTCATCTATAAATCAAGAGACTAAAGTTTTAATAAGTAAGGTTTAATAATGGCATATATTGTAAATGGGTATTTAGATACTAATTATTATGAGGGTGATGAACCTTTAATCCCAACAGATACTATACTAAATACAAATTACAATATAACTTTAAATGGTATTGACATTACATCTAACGTTATAAGTATTGATATTTCAGAAAGTGTTGGTAAAATTTTTGAAACTTTAACACTCATACTTGGAAATTCTACAATCCCTACTGAGTATATCAGAAACAAAGATATAAGACTTATTGTAACAATAGGTACAGATGTTCACGATTTTTTAATATATGATGCAGATAGAAACTACAAAGGTAATTATATTATTGTCGGAAAAACAAATGGTTGTTTACTTGACTATCCATTTTCAGACGATTATAGTGAAAGTTTTATAGGTTCTTCAAATGACATCATTTCAGAGTTTTTAGGAGATATTCCAAATACTATAAGAACTCCAGATTTTAACTTCAATTCAGGTACTTTTTACTTAGAGGGTAGTAAATTAGATGGAGTTGAAAAATTAGTATCAGTTAGTGGTGGTCAAATATCAAGTTCAAATGGTTATGTTCGTATCACAGAACGTCAAACAGTTTATACAGATTTTCCTAAGTTTCAATTTGATGATAACATACTTCTTAGTTTAGATTTTTCTGATAATTTTGATGGGTCTAAGCGAGTTGATACAGTTTTATTCAACACGACCGACACAGACTTAACAACAGAGCCTAAAATAACTATGGTGCAAGATGAAGATTGTTCTAAGCCTTATTTTCTTTTCAACCCAACACCTAGAAATATAAATGATATTTCAAGTAATTTGGGTAATTCATTATTAACTTTAAAGACACAAATATATGAAGAAGTTATATCTGGTGTTGAGGTTATTGTATCTGGTGGTATAGAACGTATTAATTATATATCAATTGATGGAGTACCTTTACCCGATACAGAATACACTTTTACATACGGTTATAATGGTATATTATTTAATTCAGTTGTTCAGGGTTTCGTTACAGTTAGTTATTCGACTAAAGCTATAACTATGTATAGTAAAAATGGTGATTTTAATTTCTTTGAAAAAACAAACAACTATTATTTAACTTACTTAAATCAAGAGTTAAATGTAAGTCTAAGTTCATGTGTCAATACTATATATAGTGATGGTTTAAGAACCACATCAGTTGATTTAGTTGAAGAAAAAATAGTTTTAGATGGAGATACACATTATGACGTTGTAGGGGAAGTTAGAAATATAGCTTTAATTGCAGATAAAACAGCTTCACCATATCTAGTTAATGGTTATTATGCTTATGGAAGTTTCGATACAACTTTTATGAACACTATAAGTATTGAAAATAATGTTAGTGTTGAAAAAACTTTTACAAGCACTTTAGAAGATGTAACCGATTTAGTATCAAATACATTAACATCTAATGTATTTGGTTTTTTTACATCTAAAGACATAACTGTTAGTGAAACTTTAATAGGTTCAATATCTTTAACTATGACTTTAGATAGTAGTAATGTTGATTATAACATCTATTATACAGATTTAGTGCAATATGCTGGATACATATCAACAAATGTTTACACAGCTATTGTAAATAGATATACAATACCTAAAGTCGGTGTTAATAATACAGTTAAAGCTTTAGACTTCTATATGAGTGATAGTATATTTTCTTTTGATTACCCAGATGAGACAGATGGTACATATTCAGCTGTATGTCAATTACCAGCTATAATAACTTTAGATGTAGCTCAACTATTAGATATTGAACCTTATAAAGCTTCAGGATTAACTATAAGTTATGAGGGAGTTTCTAGCACTATAACAAGTGCTGGTACAACTAAGATAAATCTTTTAACACAACAGAGAAGTATAATAGATACTTCTCACATACGAAAGGGTAGTAGTATCACAGTAGATACAACTAATGCGGTAATTTAATATTATGGAAAAATATACATCAACTAATATAGATTTGGATAACTCAAACCTACAACTTACGATAGGTTTTAGTATAGGAGATGGTACAGGTGAGACTGCTAAAGTTGATGAACCACTATTAACTTCTGATGAAGCTGCTGAAGCTAGAGCTATTAGTATTTTTTTAGATACTGCTTATTTGAGAAAAAAAGTGTCTTTTACAATATATCATATAGATGGTATTACTTTAGGTGATATAATTTCTATACGTGGTGTTTTATATGTTATAGATGGTTTAAAACGTTCAGTAAAACAAGGTAAATTAAAAATAGTAGTTAGTGCTGAAAGGTATGAATAATGAGAGAGTTATATAAAGTTCAACAAAAGCAGATTAAAAAAGAACTTACTAAAAGTAAAATAGGTTTAAGTGATAAAATAACATTATATAAAGATGTTAAACCTATTATAATAAAACCTATTACAATTACAATGAGCTGACAATGAATTGCGAATATACCCCATCAGGTAATAAAGTAGTTAAACCTACTCAATACCCTTTAGTCGAACATAGAGGAGATTGTATAGTTATTTCATCAAATGTACCATCTTGTGTTAGCATATCCTCAAAAGTTCCAGAGTGTATTAGTATTAGCTCTATAAAAGATGAAGTTTGTTGCGAGATACCAGATATACCAACTCTATCACCAGACGATCCACCTGTAAATGATTTATATGAAGCTAACACTGAGTATATATTTACTATAACAAACTTTGATGAAAATGCTTTTTATTATTTATATACACCTGCTGAAAGTGGTACAACTACTATTGTAAATGATAAAATAACATGGATAACTCCAGACTATAATGAAAATACAGATTTTAAATGTTTTTATGTTACTGTTAAAAACACTTGTGGTAATACAAGCTCTTTACAATATTGTCAGCATATAATACCACAAAAGGGTAGAGTTATTTTTACTTTTGAAACAACAGAGGTTAATGAAGTTGTAAATATTGTAACTATTTCAGATGTTAATGATAGCTGGGAAATGGATTGGGGTGACGGAACAGATAAAAATCACGAGACCACACATACTTATGTTAATATAGGTACTTATGTTTGTAAGTTAGATATAAGTCAAGAGGCTGTTTTAGATTTAAGTTATAATACACAACTTATTGAGTTTAGTGATTTTGGTTTAACTGAGTTGAGTAGAGTTACTTTCAATAGTTGTGTTAATTGTAATTTTACTTTTCAAACTAATCCTAATTTTTCTAAATCTACTTCAATGTCTTATATGTTCAATGGTTGTAACTTTACAAACTCAACTTCCACTTTAAACATAGGTGATTGGAATATTGATAATGTTACAAAATTTAATTTTATGTTTAATTTATGTGTAAATACTCCCGATGTAGATATGAGTTGGTTTAGTGGTAAAATCGAAACTAGCGATAGTGCTTTTCAAAATTTAAACATAACTGTTCCAACAGAATTAAATTTAAAATCTATATCTAGTTTTCACCACTCTTCATCTTTTTCAGGTTCTACTGTAAATGGTTTACGAACTTTAAATATGATAGAAAATACAGATTATGATACTTATGTGTCAGATAGATTTATAACATCTAATATGTTTAGTGGAGCTACCTTGGATGGTGATTTGGTAATAAACACATCTATAGATAGTACCTATACTTTTCATTATATGTTTAAAGGATGTGTTAGTAATTACT